AGGACGAATCTCAAGCAACGAACCGGTGAGAAAATTCTCGATGCCTTTCTTTGTAGCTGCCAGCTTGACTCTATTGGCTCTCGAACCCGTGGTGTTTTGGAGTGAGCCCTCAGTCAAGAATTTGAACAACGGGCCTCGCGAGCGCGTGATGGCCGTGCGCACAGGTGACACAACTTCGTCTGCCTGCTTCATCGTCGGAGCCGTTGTGATCTGATGAGTTGTCGATGTGTCAACATTCAGAAAGTAACTCTGAATCATCGAGCCATACATCGACTTGGCTGCTCCTCGAGCGACGATTAGATACTGCTTGAGGATCAACCGTTTCTTTACTGTACGACGCTCGTAGTGCCCGCCGTGATTGTCATTGGTCGGCACATAGATACTTCGTTCGACGAAGTAGTACCAACCAAAGATCTGTTCGCCCCACAGTTTGAATGAATCAAGAAGATGAAGATCCGAGCCATCGGTCAGAGTTAACTCGTTTTCACAATAACGAATCCAACCCTCGACAGCTTGATCGTCATACCACATGTTGGGGTTAGCGATGAGCGCATCTATGCGATTCATCTCCATCGAGATTTCCCGGTTCACTGGAATCTCGCCTCTGAGAACTGCCTCTCGAAACCGACCGTAATAGACCGGCGTCGCTGTGTTAGACAGACCCATCGCTAACCTCCTCTCTATCGACCAAGCGCAATAGCAGACGACGTCCCAACTGTAGCAAGTATTCTTCTCACATGCTTGGAACGAGCTGCCGTCTTAGCTCCTTTAAGTGCCAACTTGGTCTCAGGCTTCTTGAGGGCTTCACTGACAGCCTTAACTCCATGTTGATAAGTACTGTCTGTACTGCCATTTTTAGAAACCTGACTTTCAAGGTTCTGACGATTGATCAGTTTCTGCAATTCTTCATTGGAGAGAGCATGAGTGCCACTCTTCTGAAGCTTTTGCTTGACCACTCTCGCGGCAACAGCATCAGGATGAGCCGGAAGAGCATGCCCACCACTGGTTTTCACTACTGCCTTGCCTGATCGAGAAGTCTTTGTTGCCACTGAGACATCAGATGATCTGCCAGAACGTCGAACGCCCCAATGCATACCCTTGACTCCATGATGAGCCAGAATATCCTTCACAACCGCGACGTTATCCATTGATTACTCCATCCCACCAAGCCCACCAAGGAGGTGGCGGTGGTGTAGGATCGGGTGGCTCAACCCAGTCCGTTCCTTCTCGAATCACATTCAGTCGCCACTCGAGTTCCTTGATCTGTTGATCAAAGGCGGCGATCAAATATGATGTTGCCGGAGGATCGAATACCTGGCGGACACGAAGATAAACGTAGGTCTTGACCGAATTGTAGAACGGATCATCATCGGTGATGAAATCAGACCAATTTGTCGTCTTATCTTCAATAGACAGCCCTGCGATGGGGCCAATTCCCAGTTGGGAGAGAGTAGACAATGCGGTATTGATATGGATGGTAATATCGAGATCGAATGCCGTATAATCATCCTCAATTCCAAGAACCTTCTTAGTACTCGTAAGAATACTGGTCTCCATCTACTCACCCCCTTCTGGTGGTTAGATGTACCGCCTGATGCACATGATGTCACTGCGATAGTTGTAAGGCAGCCAGAACGGACCCGCCTCAGAACCATTGCTCACGACTTTGAGGTCAGTACCATTGGGACCGACATGAGTGATGATGGCCGTGTGCTCGCCGGTCGTGCCGCGAACACCGTAGATCACAGCATCCCCCCATCGAACATCTCTGAGACGTCCGATGACCACGCCATGATTGAGCATGGTACCGGTGTAACCAGCTCGCCACTTCTCACCGTTGACGATGTCGCCCTGATGGAACCTCACCGCAAGTGCGTTCCAGAGACACCAAGTGTAGAAAGCCGAACAATCGGCCTGAGTCGGATACTGCCCCTTCTCAGACAGCTTGCGCTGGTCGATGCCCTGCCAACGAGCAGCGGACTGAGTGTAGTGAAGCTCAGGAGCATGCTTCAATCCGAGAAGAGCTGCGTGCCGAGCAATTCCTCGAGCGGTACGCTTCTCTCCAGGGTTGAGATTACTGAGCGTCATCCGCTGGCGCCTCCTTCAGCTCGGCCTGGCTGTTGTCGCCGTCGGGCGGAACCTGATCGGGCGACCCCAGACCCTGTTCGAGATCAGAAGTGTCGGGAACGTCCTCGGGCTCTTGCGAATCGACTGCCTTCGCCTCAGCAGCCTGAGCGGGATCTTCCTCGAGCGACTGCTCGCCGGGAGGAACGGGAAGACCCTCGCCGGGAGGACTCGTATCGAGTGCCGGGGTGCCGGTTGCGGGCTGTGCCTGTTCGTCTTGCATGGTTCTCCTTACCAAAGTCTGGTATCCCCAGACTTACGTTCAATCGGTGCTCTGGGTAGAAGTGTTTCGTTGCCATAGTGAATGGCATTGTGTGTTCGAAGCGACGTTGTGATAAGATAGTCTGGCTCTAGCAACCACTCAGTACTATCAGTAATATCGCGCATGGAAATGGGATTCATGTGATGAATCAGTAGACCGCCAAATATCTCTTGATCTGGGATACCCAAATCGCAGCTGTTATCTCGAAGGATAACGTGACTACGAGTCAGTTTCCACTCTCTAGACCTGTAAAATATCTGATTAATCCATCTATCGAACCCAAACGTGGTTTCACCCACATATCCCTTGAGCGACAAGTAATCAAAACGATCTTCGAATGTATCTAGCCTTGCTAGCTCATGATACGTTCGTATCTTCGTCATTTTCTTCCGAAACCGGTTCGGCACCTGCGTAGGAACGCATTGCCTTGATTGCCTCCGTGTATAGCTCTTCAATCCTTTGTTGAGATTCAATCTGCTCGATCTTGACCCGAGTAAGTTCATTCTCGTGCGCAAGACGTTGCTGTTCGAGTCGTTCTCGAGTCGAACCAAGCTTCAAGAAGTGAGTGACGACCTGAGACGACGCCGTACCTTCACGAATCTGTGTTTCGGCGAGGTCATGAGCCATCGAAACGAGCTCATTCTCACGGGCCTCTGGAGTTGTCGCGGGTTTACGACGAGTATCGGAGACTTCAGACCGTCTTCTCCTCGCAGCCACGCGACCTCCTTTCACTTTGTTCTCTGGAAAATTGCCTCCGGGGCTATTTTTATAACCGGGCGATGCATAGGGGGGGCCTAAATTTGCGGATCCCCCCCCTATCAAATTCCACCACCCTTTGTAAATTATTCTCGAGACCCTTGGTAATTTTAAAGATTACCCACTGAATTTCTTGAAACTTTACGCCACATGCCCAGGACGTTCTCGGTTACAATCTCATCAATCGCATTCTGCACAGCCAGCGCCTGGTCAGGTTCTGATAGATCATCAGACACCTGTGCGATGCGTGCTAAGAACGATGAAGTATTGTATCCTTGTTGTGTGTCGTAAGCCAACCACTCGTCGAACCTAGTGAAAGGATCAAAAGGATTATCAACCGTAGTTAGCATATACTCCACGGGAGCGCTAGCATCAACCATACTTAATAGTAATTGCTAGGCGACGATGGGTATGTGCGGTACAACATGGGGTACGATTACTACACACACAATGATCAGTGTTGATACTATGATCACATGACTTGCCTACTGTCACCATGTGCATGATTGGTTGTATAGTATCAGTCATGTCACCTCACTCACTGATACTTGTCTTGAGTGTAGTCAAGGATACACCAAGTGCATCTGCTACCTCGGCTTGTGTATAGCCTGAGTCAAGCATAGACTGCGCTCTTAGTATCTTAGTCGATGTCATCTTGAGTTCAGTCTTTGGTGTAGCCAACTGCTTAATCGTATCCAGATTACTATTGTTGATGATCTGTGTTAGCTTATTGTTACTGATTGCACCAGCCTGAATAGCATCCCATTCAGACTGTGTCAACTCAATCTGTTGCTTCTTCGCTCCAGTTCTTACTCTTGCCTCAGCCAACGCTTGTCCCTTGATCTTCTTCACATCAGCAGGGTCCATGTCCGGATTGGCTTGACGCTTCTGGGATACTACGGTGTTGGCTATAAGCTGGGCTTGTCTTTCGAGTGGGGCGTTCTTAAGGGCCACGTTTAATTTCGAATCTAGAGAGGCCACTTCATTTGCATAGGTGGCTTTCGCAGACTTCGAATACGGGATGTTCTTAGTAGAGACCGACTCTTTGCGTGCTGTGTTAGCCAACGCCTTGAGTCTATTAGAATGATCTGCATACACAGATTCAATTCTAGTTCCAGACGAAAGAGTATTAGCATCATGAGTTTCAGCAAGCTTTTGTGATACCGTAGTTACATTAACGGTCTCACCTTTTCG